ATTTATCATTTCAAAAAGAACCTCACCGTGTTTCTCCACGTAGGCAAAGAGTATTAATGTATTTCCTTCTTGATTTAATGCTAAGTTACGGATGAATTTATTTCTTTTATCCATCGTACAAATATAATCCATTTCATCTTGATATGATTCAAATACCCTACTATCATGTTGTAATAAAAGTACTGTGATATTTAATTTAGATAAGAATCCTTTATCAATTAATTCCTTTGTTTTAATAACCTTATTAACAGAACCAAATAATCCTTCTAGTACTAATTGATTTGTATTAGATCCATCCAGTGTTCCAGTAAAACCAATTCTATGTTTGCAGTTATGCAACTTAGTCATTATATTAATAAGAGATTTTGCTTTAAATAAATGAGCTTCATCTCCTATAACACATCCAAATGATTCAAAATATTTTTTAGGTAATTTGTATATGGATTGCCATGTTGTGACAGTTACTGGTTTGGATGTATACTTCTCTCTACCAGAATATATCTTATGACAATATTCATCAGAAGACCACCCATAACTATTAAAGTCTCCACATAACTGTTCTACTAATGAAGTTGTAGGAACTACTATTAAAACTCTATCTTCTTTATTAACAAAATATCTAGTAATAGCATAGATCATTAATGATTTACCAGATGCGGTAGGTGATAATAATAATCTTCTATTATATTTTAGAGCTTGGTATATCGCATTATATTGATAGTCTCTTACCTTTAATGGAATATTTAATGACTTTACGAAATCCGCTACGCCTGGTGCTGTAATAAATTCATTTCTCTCGCAGGGTAATCCATACTCATCATTTCTTTTATCTTCATAGGAATACCCATTCTCAGCCAACCATTCAGTTAAGTAATCATATAGTCCACAATATATCTTTCCTTCTGCTGGACTGAACAGTTTAATAGTTCCATCCCAGAGTCGTCTTTTATATTGTGGCATAAATTTAGCGCCTGGAACCTCAAAAGTAAAATATGATGAAAGTTCATATTTAATATGTGGTTCACAATCAACTTTTAAATATACCTCATTCTTCTTCTGAATAGTGACATCAGACATTAGATGCTACCTTGCATAAATTTTTGCCAATCTATGCTATTCTTAATTTGAAATCCTCTATTGTTTAAACAATGGAGAACTTTGTCAAGAAAAAACATGATCTCTTCATAGTAATTTATACGGGCAAGTAAGGCTTGAATATCTGTATCAGACTCCATGTATAGTGATAGATCCTGTTTTAGAATCTTTAGATCAAAAGGTTTTTCTTTATAAACTTCTTCATCTGCTTTACCAGTATAATATTCAAACTTCTCTCGAAGTAGAACCTTATACTCCATTTCTTTTTTAATCTTAAGTAGTTTTACATCAGAAAGATACTTAAGATATTTGCTATGTAATTGTGGTATTTTTATAGACTCTTCATCTAATAACTCAGGGTCAATCTTAGAATCAATAGTCCATTCATGTTGAACATCATCAAGTGTTATCATAATAAATTTTTATAATTTAATTAAGTTACTTTTACTATATCATATATTGAATATTTAAACGTAGCATCTATTGTAAAATACTCAGTATCTGTATAAGATGCATCTAACTGAAGACCTCCTAAAGATACTGGAAATAAATCCTGAAATCTTACTTCAAATCTTTTTGCAAAATTAGAATCTAATATGAATAATGATCCATCACTAAATTGCTTTTCATCATATGTTTCACCATCATTAAAGGTTGTCCAATCATCATTTGATTCTGGATATCCCAAATACCTTAGCCAATTATGAATTGATATATAATTTTTCATATCCTCATCAACTAAGAATCTAATTGAAAGGTCATCATAATTTATTTCATCGCCTGGTTCAGGCAAACGCCTATACATCGTTGGTTGATCTGCAACTGCAAGATTTAACGATGGAACTGTAGCTGATTGACAATAATACGATACGCCTGGTAGTTTATTTACATTAAGTTGAAAACCAACACCAGATAAAAATTTAGACGGAGCGTTATCAGTATCTTCAAAATACGCCATAACCTTTTTTGATTATTTATACCCTCACTACGATGTCTCCATCGTCATCATCATCTTCTTCATCGTAAAAATATCCATTAACCTTTTCCTGAAAAGATGGATCAACTGTAAATACTACATCTACATCTTTCTTTGTTTCAAAATTAACAGATAATAATTCTTCAGAATCTAAATCTACATTAGCCATTTCAGGATGAATAGGATAAGTATTGGGTTCAGTCTTCCAAACACTTTCTTCTGGTTCCAAATTTCCGTGCATGATATCCTCCAAGTGCTAATATTATTTATTCATAAAAGGAAACAGTGTATTTCTTAATAGAATCAATAATGATTTTGTTGCACTTCCTTTCATCTCATTAAACATATCCATGTTTAATTTAAAGGCATAATTTGCCTCTTCTACTAATGCGTCTTTTTGTTCCCTTGATAACTTTAAATTATCTAGTGTTGATCTATATTCTGTTTTAAATGCTTTAGCATCCTCTATACGAGGGAAGTCGTAGAAATGTAAACCTTCACCTTCTGGTGGATTTAATGCTTTCTTAGCAATACCTTTAAGAATTTGACCACCTGATAGATCACCAATATATCTTGTATAATGATGTGCAATTAATAGATAAGGATCTTTCTCTGCTATCTCATTAATTCTGTAACAATACTTATTACATGCTTCTGTGGGTATTTGTTTCTCTCTCCACATTGGCCCATAATAATATCTAAGATCTCTTTGTATAAAAGCAGTACGGAATAATAATACATTCCATTTCTTTATTTCATTCACAAATGGATCATTGGTTTCTTGAAGCCTCTCTTCCATTGTTTCATAGACATACCAAAAGTTAGTAATCAATTTACGATACTCTTCTGGGTCTAACACCCCTTTAAGAAATGAAGCAACAAATTTAGTATTCTCTGCTGCAGAGTGAGACTTTTTAGTTCCCTCTTTTATTTCTTTAGAAAATTGTGTAGTCATAGTTATTCTTCATCATTTAAGGTTTCATGATTTCCCAGAGTTTTATACTCTAGTTGTGCTTTTAAAAAAAGAACTTCCTTTCTCAAGAGTTTCTTTTCTTGTTCTAATTTTTTAATCTCTTTCTCGTAGATGATTATCATATCTTGGAGTTTAAGGTTTTCATTTTCTAATTCCCAATCCACTCATTATACCACATATTCATAGGAGCTTAACTATTTAACACTTTAAGATTCTCTTCATAAAAAAAGAGACCCCGTAGGGTCTCTTTGAAAAATATGTAAAATGAATTACATAAGGTTCTTAACCTGAACACGACGGTAGTAAACGTTAGTGTTAGCAGTAAGAGCACCAGCACCTTGAGTTGTACCACGTGAGAATGGATTGGCAACCATACCATAACGAGTCTTGAAGCCAATCTTAGGTTGGAATGTATCCTGACCAATGGATCTGACCATTTGGAGAGGAACGTAAGGGCAATAGAAGATACCTGCATCATAAGCAGATGTTCCTTTGTATCCCATTACGTAGAAGTGATTGTCAGCAACGTTTGCAGAGTATGGGTCAACATAGACCTTAATACGTCCGTTTAGTGTACCAACTAATGTGGATTCAGTGTCATCAACGCCTGTTAGACCATTGTTTCCACCAAGAGCAGGAGCGTAATCAAGTACACCTGCCATTCCTAGAGCACTTGCAACGTCAGCAGAGCAGACGATGAAGTTACCCTTTCCACGACGAGTCTCTTGACCAATCGCATTAGCATCTCTTTCGATTTGATAGATAAGACCTTTGAATTTCTCAGCCATCCATCTTCCGTTTGAGTCAACGTCTAGGTCGAATTGTCCACCAGTAGCAACGTTGTTTTGAGCACCAGGCTTAGCAGTTACGTAGATTGTACGAACAACTTCACGGTTGATCTCAGCAAGAACTTCAGCAGACAAAATGTTTGCAAGTTCTGCTTCTGCATCTAGACCGTGGATTGCTTTCAAGTCCTGAGCAAGTTCTAAACTGTACTCGGCTTTTAGCGCACGACCTTTTGCTTCAACAGCGACTTTCTCGATGGAGAATGACATCTCACGGAAAGCAGTTCCAGAACTAGATCCAAGAGCTTCCTGAGTTGCTGTGTTCATACCACCAACAGCAGCATAGTTGCCAGGTGATGCGTCGTTAAGAACTGAAGGGTTTGTTGCAGCTTCTCCAGTTGCAGCACTGTAAGCACCATCATCAGCAGAGAATCCTGTTGGAACCTCGTCATAGAATGATTCGTTGGTGAATACGTTAGGTGTTGCACCATTACCATCACGGTCTGTACCACGATGTGAGCGCATTGCGAAGATTAGACCTGTAGGGCCAGACATTGGTTGAACACCGCAAATGTCATATGCCATCAACTTAGGCATAGAACGGCGAATCAAGCTGATTAGTACAGGGTCGAAACCTTGGTTAGGTAGAGCAGCTGAACCACCAAATCCACCAGTTCCAGCGGAGTTAGTTGGTTGCTCTGTAAGGATACCACGCTCTTCTTGCATAAACCTTTCTTGGTTTTCTAGAAGTACGGCAGTTACAGCTCTACGATGATTATCTTTAATATTCTCAAGACCATCGTGCTCCAGTACGGGAGCCCACTTTTCTTGAAGTTTTTCTGCGTTATACATTGAGAATTTTACCTCTTTATTATTTGTTAGTTAGAGTACTTTGAAAGCGCAGCGGCATAAGATGCCATTGGGCCTTCTAGATCTTCAGCAATTACTTGCTGTTTTTCAACAAGATCCTCAGATGAAGATGCTTTTGTTGATGGGAAATAATTTTCCTTGATCGTTACGACCTTTTCCCGATAAGACTCTTCACTAACAAACTCAACACCTTCTGCTAAAGAAGCAAGCTTTTCTTTTTGTGTTTGAGCAAGACCTTCGGAAATTTCTCCAATGATTCCATTTTTAGTATAGGTTCCGATTGCCTTATTGAGCTCAACATTACTTTCGATTTGCTCGTTAAGTTTTTTCTCCATTTCATTTAATTTCTCAGACATATCGCTGAGAACATCATACTTATCTTCTGGGATATCGACATAATGTTCTTCAAAGAGATTCTTCAACCCTGTGATGAACTCTTCTGTCAATTCATTACGTAGACCATTGTCAACGGCGAGTTGATTTTCCTTGATCCACTGTTCAGCAGTGTATTCAAGATGAGAATCTACACGTGTTTCCATTGATTCTGTAACTTCAGCAAGTTTTGACTGAAGTTTTTCTTCGTAAACTTTTTCTAGTTTTTCAAGTTCTTCAACAACCTTCGCCTTAACGGCTGCTTCGAAGATAGTTGTTGCTTTAAACTTGAACTCCTCGGAGAATTCTTCTCCTTTTAGAAGAGCATTAACGTCATCAGATACGTCTATTTTTAACTCTTCCTTATTACTTTCCTCTCCCACGATCTTCTGGCCTGGAGCAGATCCATCCAATGTAGGCATTGGATCAGGAGCACCAGCACCTGCGTTTACAGCCGTCTTAGTTTGCTTCGCTTTTGCGGAAGCTTTCTTACCAACCGATGGCTCGGAGTTAGGTGTAGGTTTTGTGATGGGCCCACCAAGGTCTTCTGCGGATCCAGTTTGGCCTGGAACAGTATTATCAATCTTTGGCATGGGATCACCAGGCGCAGCATTCTTAGTTACAGGATTACTGCCCTCTTCTACGGTTTCAATATTTGTTTCAGATACATTCGACATTGGATTCCCCTTGTGAAAAAATGGTTATTTTCTAATAATATTTATTAAATTTTAATGTTACGCAAAAATGACTCAAAAACTTCGAGTTTTCTTGCGTCCAGTTCGCTTTGCGGAGAATTGTCTAGGTATTTTTTAGACTGTTCGTATGATGACTCTTGCCAACGTCCTTCAGCCATAACCCATTCCTTACCTTCCATAATGCCCTCCACAAAAGCATCTGGAGCAGAAGGATCTGCAACTATATCTGCAGCAGTAGAAAGCATAAAATCATCTTTAACGATGTTTATGTTTCCTCTTCTCTCGATAGAACCTAAACCTCTTGAGGAAACTCCTAGTTTAACACCTTCACTTAAGAGTGATGATGCGATTTTACCCATAGGTGTTTCGAGAATTTTTGCTTTACCGATAAAATTCTTACCTTCTTGTTTTAGTGATATGATTTTGTGAGAAACCCTATCAAGATTTACTGTGGGGCCATCTGGATGACCTAACTCACCTAAAGCTCTAC